CAGGCCTTGCTGCTGTTGGTGGTGCAGCAAACATGGCTATCCAACAACAAAATGCCGCACGAATAAAAGCCGTTGGTGGCGGAGCTTTCATGGATGTTAATAACATGATGGTTAGCCGTGCACCGGGAAGCTTTCAATACAGCGGCAATCTCATGGGTATGAGCCAAGAACAGATGCGAAATGTAGAAGCTGTTCGTCGTGGGTTTATGCCCGGAACACTAGAGCTAGAAACGTATGATGAAGCGACAGGTCGTTGGGGCGAAGCTACGGGCAAAAAAGCCATGTTTAACATGACTGGCAAGGAAATGGCTGAACAAGGCGGAGCGTACAATCCAGATACGGGGGGTTGGACTAGTTTGGATGGTAGTGGTGCCGCAATGGGTACTAAAGAACAGGCGCAGTCACTTGCTGATAAAGTAAACGGCATGTTTAAATCGAACGTTATGAGTTGGACAGACGTAAATTCTATTAGATCAAATATAAAAACTGACATACTTGGAAGGCCAAAAACTGGCGATGCTTTTAAAGATGCCTACACCAAAGAGGCTATTGATAGAGCGATGAAAACCACCGGATTGACTGCAGATCAATTGACTGACCTTGTTACCGGAAACGATTTTGTAGTGCAGGGTACTCCGGGCCAAAACGGCTTGAACGACAAAGGCTATGGCACTTTCGGCGATTTCCGGGGAAGCAGTGAAGATGCGCCGGATACCAGAGATCCACTGTCAAAGTCTGTTCAAGATGAAATTGCTAGAGAGGTTGCAAGGCAGACTGGTAAGGACGACAGCGGTAGCGGCAAGGGTACAGGCGACAGTCAGACGGGTAGTACAGGCGAAGGAGTTGGAAGAGGCCAAGACGGTGGCAAATCTGATGTTGGTGGTGCTACGGGTACAGACACTAGCGGCTTTGGCGGCGATGCAGCGGATTTCAGATCCGGTGGTCGCGTCGGTTACCAAGCTGGTGGCGAAGCTGGCTTTGCAGAGCGTCCAGAGTTCGTCGGCGGCAATCAGACTCAGCCTGACAAGGTTAGCGTAGCAGACGACCAGCCCCGTGACGTACAGGAAGGCAGCTTTGTAATCAACGCCGCTGCAGCCGACTTCGCAGGGCGAAACGACATCGAAAAGATGCTTCGTAATGCCTATAAAAAGGTAGGGGACACAGGACAATCAGGCGTTAGCCAAGAAGTACAAATCGCTGTATCAAAGGGCGAGGTAATCATACCTCCACACATTGCAAAGATTATCGGCTACGACAGACTGAATAAGATTAACAATCGTGGAAAGAAAGAGATTGCCCGTCGGCAAGAGGCCGCAGGGGGTGGCTTCATTGATAGAAAAAAGTACGCAAAGGGTGACATGGTTCTTCCGAAGTCTAAGCCGAAAAAAACAAATCAAGCGGCTTTGGGTGATGTAGAACTACGAGCCGACATGGAAGAATTCATACAGACAGACCCTTTAGCTAGATTGGGTTGGAACCTGTATGAAAAGGGCGACTTGGATATTAAAGCTGTTGTGCTTCCGTCTAACAGAAAAGTAGAAGTCGGCGTCGCGGGAGTTTATACACCAAAAGGTGAACGAAGAGATCCCAAAAGTATATCTAGAGCATTCGAAGGTTTTGCAGAAAAACAAGGTGTGACCAAACAAAATAGAAAAGTAGCTGGAGTTCATTACTTTGCTGGTGAAAACGTAAACTACGGCAGGTACGATGCAACTATAACACTACTGCACGAGTTACGTCATCATGCAATGCGTCACATAAGCAAGAAGTATAAGACAGCATTGCCTGAACTATCTCGTGAAGAAGCCTTGTTTGATGCTCAAGATTACGCAAACAGACTTCAAGCTAGAAAAGTAAAACCTTCAATACCAAAAGAAATGAAGGAAAAAGACGCGGAAGTTAGACAGAGACACATGTACATGTCTCCTAGTGCAAACAAACAAATTGCTGCGTATCAATCCGTAGCAGAAGAAGTTCTAAAAGACCGTAAGGTTCCACCTAGAACCAAGCCCAAAGAAGTAGAAGGCTTCTTTACTAGAGCAATGGGACTTTTAGGTCTATAGAAGATTCGCTGGCTACCCGCAATAATGCGGCCCCAGCACAACCGGAGCGGCTACCCACAGCCATGTGGCCCCGCTAGTGAGGTAAATACAATGGCAAAAGCAAGAGGCCACCGTGCCAACAAAGCAAACGACTCGTTCGGAACCATCAACAATGACCAGCTTTACAAAGGAAAGTATCGTGAAGAGGTCTACAAAGATGAAGAAGATGAGGTAGAAGCCCAGAGTGATGCTGACCCCGAAGAAGTTTCGGCTACTCAGCAAGAAGGCGAAGCCGGAGAAAGCTTTGCAGCAGCAAAGAAAGAGCCGGAAGAATCACACGATTACAAGAAACGCTACGACGACCTAAAGCGTCACTACGACGAAAAGGTCAACGAGTTCAAACAGGAGATAGGTGAACTTAAATCTGCCGTACGTTCCAGCGATGTTGAAATGCCGCAAGGTATTCCAATGCCGAAAACAATGGAAGAACTGCAGCAATTCAAGGACAACTATCCTGAAATATTTGAAGTCGTCCAGTCGGTTTCTGCTATGCAAGCACAGGCACAACTGTCTGAATTGCAAAATGAGATTGGTGTAATCAAAGAACGCGAAAAGGAAATGGAAAAGCAAAAGGCCTACGCTGAACTTCTCCAGCTTCACCCGGACTTTGATCAGCTAAAATCAGATCAGGCATTTCTTGAATGGTTGGATGATCAGCCAGAATCACTAAGTGACGGGATCTACAAAAATAGCACTAACGCTCGTTTGGCTGCACGCGTTGTTGATCTCTACAAAGCTGATAAAAACATCAGCACAAAACCGAAACAGACTAGATCTAAAAACGAGGATGCAGCCGCGTCTGTTACTCGCCAAGCCCCTAAAGAGTTATCAACAAGGGATAACAAGGGTAAGATCTGGAAAGCTTCACAAATCGCCAAGATGAAACCGTGGGAGTTCGAAAAGCACGAAGCTGAACTGGACGCTGCACGGGCTGAAGGGCGAATCGACTACCAATCTTAAACCTCAAAAAATGAAGAAGGAATAGAAAAATGGCATTTCCTAGTGCTGGCGGTTACGCCAACCTACCTTCTGGTAACTTTACGCCAGAAATCTTTAGCCAAAAAGTTCTCAAATTCTTTCGTCGCGCTTCGGTTGTTGAAGACATCACAAATACCGACTATGCTGGCGAAATTGATAACTACGGCGACACAGTTCGGATCATCAAAGAGCCGACAATTTCAGTAAGTGCTTACACTCGTGGTGCTACTGTAACTCCACAAAACCTCGCTGACGATGAAACAACGATGGTTGTTGATCAGGCTAACGCTTTTGCGTTCAAGATCGACGACATCGAAGAGCGTCAGTCACACGTTAACTTCGAAGCCCTTGCCACTTCTTCGGGTGCATACTCGCTGAAGCGCAAGTTCGACGGTAACGTACTTCAGTCGATGGTAGACGGTGCATCAATTGCTGGTGCCGACGATGCGACTCTTGCAGGTGGTTTGCTTGTAACCAACACTGCTCTGGGTACAGCGGCTGCTCCAATCGCAATTCACACCGACTACGACAACGCTGTCAATATGATGCTTGAAATGGCAAAAGAACTTGATGAGCAGTCAGTTCCTGAAGAGAACCGTTGGTTCGTTGCTTCTCCTGCTTTCTACTCAAAGCTGTTTGCAGCGGGTGCAAAGTTTGCAGAGGTACAGGTAACTGGTGACGGTACTTCACCACTGCGTAATGGTCTTGTTATGCAGGGCAACATTGCTGGCTTCGCTTGCTACAAGTCAACTGCAATGGTTGCTGGTGCAACTGACGCCGTGTCAATGACTGGTGTGACTTCAGCAGCAGGTGAGTCAATCTGCTTGGCTGGTCACATGTCAGCTGTTGCAACTGCTTCACACATTGCAAAGACAGAAGTTGTTCGTTCAACCGACACCTTCAGCGACATCGTTCGCGGCTTGCATGTGTTTGGTCGCAAGGTTCTGCGTCCAGAAGCACTTGTTCGCGGTGTTGTAGACACAACCGCGTAAGTAAACTGTCGGGGGGCAGGGCAACTTGCCCCTTTGACACCCTTTTAATTTTATGATATAAGCAGTAATCCCTGCCGGGGGTAAACCATATGGCACCTAAAAAAAAGACCACACCCAAAAAGAAATCAAGTGGAAGCCCGAAGCCAAAGAATCCGTCTTTGTACGCAAAGGTCAAGGCAGAGGCTAAACGTAAGTTTGATGTGTATCCAAGCGCATATGCAAATGCTTGGTTGGTTAAAACGTACAAGAAGCGTGGTGGAACCTACTAATGGCTAAACCAAAAGGCGGCTTAACAAAGTGGTTCAAAGAAGATTGGCGAGACGTAAAGACTGGCAAGAAGTGTGGTCGGTCTGGTTCTGAGAAAAAGAAACGTCCATATCCAGCCTGTAGACCAGCCAAAGTTGCCAAACGCATAACTAAAAAAGAAGCAGCTAAGAAAACAGGATCAGCTAAAGTAAAGTGGTCTGTTACTGCATCAGGTAAGAAAAGGAAGAAAAGTGGCACCAAGAAAGCCTGACAAGATGCCAGCCCGTAACAAGAAGAACTATCGTCCTACGAAGTCTGGCGCGGGGATGACTAAGGCGGGTGTTGCTGCCTACCGTAAAAAGAATCCGGGCAGCAAGCTAAAGACTGCTGTTACCGGAAAGGTAAAGCCGGGAAGCAAGGATGCCAAGCGTCGCAAGTCTTTCTGTGCGCGGTCTGCAGGACAGATGAAAAAGTTTCCTAAAGCGGCAAAAGATCCTAACAGTCGGTTGCGTCAAGCACGGAAGAGGTGGAAATGCTAAACCTACTTGTCGGCCCGATAGCAGACTTAGCCGGAACTTGGTTGAATGGTAAGGTCGAAGAGAAGAAAGCCCAAGCCAAGACTAAGGTAGCAAAGGCAGAAGCTGAAGCTATCGTCATGCAAAAGAAAGCCACCGGAGAAATCGATTGGGATTTGGAGATGGCTCGTGGAAGTCAGCATTCATGGAAAGACGAATGGCTGACTATTTTATTTAGTATACCTTTAATATTAGCCTTCATACCGGGAATGGAAGACATTGTATCTCGTGGATTTCAACAATTGGAGCAAATGCCTCAATGGTACCAGTACAGCTTGGGCACGATTGTTGCTGCAAGCTTTGGAACACGAGCGGCAACGAAGTTCTTTGGAAAGAAATAGATGACCTACACAATGGAAAAGATTCTAGCTTGGAAGTTATTGCCTAGAGCAATGATGCTGGCTATGACCATTATGGCTTATCAGGTTGTGCAGTGGTTTATGGATTTAGGTCCGGCAGCTACGACGCAGCAAACAGCATTTGTATCTACTGTAGTTGGTGCTATGACTGGTGCCTTTGCTGTATGGATGGGGCACGAACAGAAATGAATACTATAAT